CCGAAAAGCTGTTAGTAGAAGCCGCTAGGGACTTCGGCGTTGATCCCAAAGCTGAAATGTGGAAGTTACCGGCGCCGTATGTTGGTCCTTATGCAGAAATGGACGCCGAACTAACGTTAGAATTATGGCAATTGTTTAAAGCACAGGTGGCTAGAGAGGATTTAAACTCAGTTTGGGAATTAGAAACAAGCTTACTGCCGTGTTTAATAGACATGACATGGCGTGGCGTCCGGGTAGACATAGACAGAGCAGAACGAACTAAACAAGCTATATTAAAAAGAGAAAAAGAAGCCTTATCCCAAATTAAAAAAATGGCGGGATTTGATGTCGAAGTATGGGCCGCCGCCTCATTAAAGAAAGCGTTTGACACAATCGGCATAAAATACCCTAGAACTGAAAAGGGCGCCCCGAGTTTTACTAAAGCCTTTTTAAGCGAGCATAGACATGAATTTCCACGTTTGGTGGTAAAAGCACGTGAGCTAAATAAAATACAGGGCACATTTATTAATGCAATCCTAAAGCACGTTGGAAAAGACGGACGTATTCATAGTCATATCAATCAGTTACGTTCGGATAACGGCGGAACGGTATCGGGACGCATATCAATGAATAATCCAAATCTTCAACAAATCCCGGCCCGCGATCCAGAATTAGGCCCCATGATACGCAGTTTGTTTTTGCCAGAAGAAGGCGAGAAATGGGCGGCAATAGACTTCTCGCAACAAGAACCACGGATCTTGGTGCATTATGCTTCCGTTTTGTCTGATTGGAAGGGCGGTAGTTTGGAAGGCGTAGATGAATTTGTCGATGGATATAAAAACAATCCGGATATGGACTTTCACACAATGGTAGCGGAAATGGCTGATATTCCTAGAAAAAGTGCCAAGACAATCAACCTGGCTATGATGTATGGCATGGGTGTTACCAAGCTATCGCACCAGTTAGACATCAGTTTAGATGAAGCGAAAGACCTGACTAAGCAATACCACAGTCGCGTGCCGTTTGTTAAACAATTAATGCAAGGCGTATCAAGAAGATTAGAAGATGCGCGATCTAACGGCAGCGTGCGCTCTTTAAAAGGAAGAAAATGCCGTTTCGATTTATGGGAACCTAGAGGGTTTGAAATGAAAAAAGCGTTGCCCAAAGAAGAAGCGTTAGCCACATACGGTCAAACCACACAACTAAAACGTGCCTTTACTTACAAAGCACTAAACCGATTAATTCAAGCAAGTGCCGCAGATATGACTAAACAGGCTATGGTAACTCTTTATAATCAAGGAGTTACACCTCTTTTGCAGATTCACGATGAACTTGACTGTTCGGTAAAAGATATAAAAGAAGCACAAAAAATTGCCGGAATTATGGAAACAGCGTTGGAATTAAAAGTACCGAGTAAATGCGACATTGATCTTGGGCCAAGTTGGGGCGAAGCGAAGGAAGTTAAATATGATTGAATATTTAAGATTTGTCCTATATAATCTCAGATATGGCAGATACTTGGTTAAAAGCTGATGGGTTTGACGAAGCAATTTTAGGCGTCACCTGTCGTTGCGGCAAACCGGATATTCTTGCCTACGATGTTGCTAAAATCCTGGATATTCTAGTAACGCGCGACGGTATGACGAGAGAGGAAGCTGTTGAATACTTTGAGTTTAACATTGAAGGGGCCTGGGTAGGCGAAAACACTCCCTGTTACGTTTATACGCATGAACTAGAAGATTTAAAAGACGAATTAAACTGGAATCAAGAATCTAATTAGAGGTCTTTATGGACACAGACAAATGGAAAAGTATTTTAGTACCCCGTGAAACTTACGAGGAAATAAGAGAAGTGGCTAAAATGGAAGGTAGAACAATTTCTGGACAATTACGCTTGTCTTGGCAACAATGGAAAGATGACCGAATCAGAGAAGGAAAACAATTGGATTGAGGAGCAGTTTTCACGGCTCGCGTTTCAGCTATCTAAAAGGCTAGAGCGTGGTGGAAAAATCCACAGCGACGAAATGGAGAAACTGAAACTCCTGACTAAGCTACAACTTGCTAAAAAAAAGAAAAATTAAAGGTTCTCCCGTCCTTATTCTTTTTGCCGACTAGGTAACTCCATTCCTGGTCGGTTTTTTTTAACCCCCTGTTTTTTAAGCACTTTTATTTGCGCAAATTTAATGAAAACAAGCAAAAATCAATAACATACGTACAAAAATCTATTAAAAAATAAAAACCTATATCGCTGAAACCCTTATGTTTACTGGCCTCTGAAAGATATAAGATATTATGTTATAATACTTATACGTGGTTTTTATGAATCGCGGTTGTTCTTTAACAATTTGTTTAATCCTTTTAACTAATGTGCGAAAGCACGGGAGACATTAGCTATGGCTAAATTAAAAGTTGGGGTGGACATCACCTCTGATGGATACACCTTTCTCGCAGTTACTTTGGGTTCTTATGGATCATGGCAGATTGGCCTTGATCTCCAGAACGTTATCCAAATCGTTAACGCGAAGCGCCTTAACATTGTTCAGGTTTTTTATGGCAAGCATGAGGCCATGAACGTTAATCAATTCGGCAGCATCTTATTCGACAAAGGAGAGAAACCGATTCCCATCGGCCTTTTCTTAGCAAATAAGAATACGGTCAAGTTTCTTAAACCAGGTGAAGTCTATAAATACTTCGACGCACCTAAAGACAGTTACCATGACGGGTTGCATCACGAAGGGTGGCTTAACGAGAAAGTTAAAATGTTCGAGAAGCACAAGGAGTAAAACGAAAGGGGCCTTCGGGCCCTTTTTTTGTGTTTGCAATCTATGTTAAATTATTATATTCTCGTATATAGCCACTGGGGTTTCCTATTATATTTTCCCCTCATAGCAACTTCGGAGTGCAGTTGTGTGGTGAAAAGCACTTCAACAAATTAATAATCGGGAGAAAACGTATGAGCAGCTACACCCAAGATGACGCCGAGTTTTTAGCTGAATGGTTTAACATTAATCGCATGATGCGGTCCAGCTACGGCATTGTTTCCAAAGAAATAAAAGAAGCGTTTGAAAAGAATGACAACCTGAGAGCAAAGATGACTAAAGGTATGTATGAAAACTCGAAATGGAGATTTAAGTTTATCGGGAAAAACAGAAAAGCAAGGGTGCTCTATGCAGAATAAGAAGAAGCTAGAAAAAGAGAAGAAGGACCTAGATAGAAAGATCAAGATAATAACGTGGTTGTTGCCAAGATTTCATAAGGGAATATCAAATCCGAGCGATTATCCTGAATTGGTGGGCAAAACCTATGATTATGAAAATACTAAAAAAGAAACCAGTTAAGCACAGATACTTTGAAAAAGCTGTGGAAAAGTTTTTGCAAGACCAGGCTAAAACAGAATGGCCTAAAAATTCTGATAATAAACGAGAGAAAGGTAAAGACAAATGTATAGATATAAAACACATAACGAAAAAATAATAGTTACTTATAAGAAAGACAGAACCGTTATTGATTTTGATAACGATGAGTTAGCTGAATTTAGATCCAAATGCAATAAATCAATAAACGCCTTAGATGGCGCGGCAGAATTTAATGGTGATATGTATATGCGAGAGTTTTTTGCACTAAAAGATTTTGTTGATGACATTAAATGGAATTTTAATTTCAGACGACCTAAAGATAATCAGTATCACGGAGCATTGATCTCGGGTAATAATCCAAAAGCATACTACCGCGATGACTCTGACCGACCAAAGAAAGTAAATGTTGGTCGTCCTAAGAAGGTGGCTACTAATGACTAAACAAACATTTGAAGAATTTAAAGACGAATGGGCAGAGGATTGGGCAAAAGATGATGTTAATAATATATGGGAAGCTAGAGAGTTTGTTATTAGTGTCTTAAAAGATTATTACTTAAAAGGTTTACCCAATAATAAAGAAGATTTCTTTAACTATCTTGTAAATGAAAAAGGATATGACGAAGAAGATGCCGAAGATTTTTTAAGCGGGGTGGCTGATAATGAGTAAACAAACATTTGAAGAAGATTCTCCTCAATTATGGGAATTGGTTAATAGCTTAAACAATCAGGAAATTATTGATTTGTTACGCATTATTTTTGCTAACAGGCCTACGGAAGTTTTTATTGGTATGTACCCAAAAAATATTTTAAGAACATTTGAGTTATCTGAGGAAAACCCAGTATGTCTGAACGGCACTCTTATTCAAATCAACACCGAAGAAGCCTTCACCGAGAAAGCAATCGAGTGGGAGGGTTTTTAATGTATAGAGATCATTTAAAAGTGGAAACCATATCAACGGATAATTTTGACGCACATATTATCCAAGATGAAGACGCTGAAAATCCAAGAAAAATGTATGACAATTTTGGAACGCTGATTGCATTTCATTCAAGATATAACTTATCTGATAATTCCGACTGGACACAAGATGAACTTATAGAATATATCAAAAGAGATGATGTTCTTGCTCTACCAGTATATATCTATGATCATGGCAATATTGCCCTAAGAACATCGGAATTTACTTGTGAATGGGATAGTGGTCAAGTTGGTTATATATTCGCCTGGTATGAAGACTTTGAAAAGCATGGTTGGGATATCGAACAAGCAAAAGAATGTCTTAAATCTGAAATCCAAGAGTTTTCAAAATATCTAAATGGTGAAACATACGGATATGAAATATACAGAAAAGACGATTGCGTCCATTGTGGAGAATTTGTTGATAGTTGTTATGGATATATCGGATTAGAAGTAGCGCAAGAAGAAGTTAAATCAACATTAGAATTTTGGGAAGATGATCTCAAGGAGGTTTCTAATGGGTGAAATGCTATTTACAGTTATCCTTCTACTTGCCGGAATACTGGCGGGGTTCAGTATCACTCTAGCGGTCATGCTAGATAGATCGCAAAGAGAGGTATTGAGCATCAGATCAAGACTTCGGGAGTTAGAAAATGCGTCCAGAAACCAAAGAATTTAATCGCTGGACCGAAAAAATGTATCGAAGAAACTGCGAAGAACGGGCTATGTATAAAGAAAAGCCGTACAACAGTTGCGAAGAATACACGGAAAAAAACCTAGCTTTTTTAAAGAATAAGTACCGGCGGGACAAGCCCAATGAGTAAAAGTTGCGGTATCGGTCGCAGAAAAGAAATCAATGCCATTGTGGATATTTCCGCGTATATCAACAAAACCTATTCGGAACATTACGCTAAAAATAAAAAAACCCAAACATCTGATGTAATCGAGGATTTAGGACACGGCGAAGGGTTTTACATAGGCAATATGATTAAGTATGCGTCTAGGTTGGGAAAGAAAAAAGGAGTAAG